GAGCAAAGGATATATTATGGCTTTCACAGGAGCTACAGACCCATTAGTGGGTTCAGACACAACAGACACACTTACAAGAGACATTCATGCTGGAGTACTAGAGGCTTTAAAAAGACCTACAGTAATCTTTAATACTATTTATCAACAATCAGGTACTGGTGGTACTGGACTTCGTTATATTATCGAAGGCAAAGAAGATATTGATGATACTGATGTAGCATCTTATGCAACAGCTGGTACACAGATTAATGTTTCTGATGGTACTCAAGATGAGATTGTTATTAACTTTGACAGACCACAATACACAGCTCGTAGAGTTGATGGTTGGGATGAAGCAGTTACTAACTGGGGTGTTATGGAAATGCAAGGTAGACAAATTGAGTCTAAAATGCTAAATGCTATTGACCGTAAAGCAGTTGCAGCTATTGAAGCAGCTACTACTACTACTGGTTTAGTTGGAAATGGTGATGGTACAGTTGTAGTTAATACTGCACTTCCAGGCGGAGTTGCTGCTGGTTCTACTGCTGCTGCACATGGTAATGCTATTGCTGAATCAATCTATGCTGCTGCTGCTGCAATTCGTTCTAATGACGATTTCGGTGAGCTTTATGTTGCACTTTCTCCTACTAACTATTCTTATGTAGTTCAGTCTGATAGAGCGGTAAATACTGATTGGACTAACGGTAACGGTGGTTTTGATTCAGGTGTTGCTTATGAAGTTGGTGGTGTTAAGATTATTCAAACTAACAACATGACAACAACTGCTGGTATTATTGGTTTAGTGTATGGTATGGAAGCAGCTGGTGCAGCTATCCTATGGGATTTAAAAACTAAAATCATTGATGATGATGACTTCCTAGATGCTAAACGTATCCAGTCTTACTTCTCAAATGGTATGGCTGCATTACGTTGTCAATCTGCTGCTGCACTTAAAAACGTATAAGGGGTAAGTGATGAGCTGTCTATTTGAAATAAATGCTGGTAGTTTCATCGGGGTAGCTTCGGCTACTCCCCTCGGAGTTAAAAAGCAAATCAGAGCTATTGATGCTGGTGAAGTCACTTTTAACTATGATGCTGTACCAACCAGATATGCTGCTGATGCTATAGGTACTGGTAATGGAGCAAAGACTGAGTTTACTTGTAACAACACTCCATTGGTTAGCGCTGATGAATTAGTTGTTTATGTTGATGGTGAAGAACTTGACAAAGAATATCATAGTGTAGTATTGTCTACTGGTGTTGTTACTATTGATACAGTCCCAACTGATAATACTGCTGATGCACTGGGTACTGGTGATGGTACTGAAGATGAGTTTACTTGTAATAATACTCCATTACTTAGTGATGAAGACTTAACTGTTTATGTTGATGCTGTAGAGTATCCTAAGACTGGTTACTCTGTTGTATTAGCTACTGGTGTAGTAACTTTTGACCTAGTTGAAACTACTCATACAGATGATGATATAGGTACTGGTGATGGTATAGAGGTTGACTTTACTTGTAACAACATACCATTACTTAGTGGTGCTAGTCAAACAGTTTATCCAGCTGGTGATTCTGGCTTAACAGTCTTTGTTGATGGTGTTAAAGTATCTTCAACAGAGTATACAGTTGTACTAGCTACTGGTGTGGTTACGTTTGGAACAGCTCCGCTTGATACTTTAGCTGTAACTGCTACCTACACTAGCAATGATGTTGCTGTAGCTAACGGACTAGATGTGACTGCTGACTATATTAGTTTAGAACCAATAGCTGATACACTTGCTGTAACAGCAGACTACATGAGCTATGATGATACAACTTTAGTTGTTGATATGATAGTTGGTGAAGCTTTTAATATTGGTGGAAATTGTGACAGTGTAACATCAACTGCTTTGCAGAACGTTATACTTTCATAACAGACTTTTTATCGTGGTACATATGATGCTTCTCCCATCTGTGTGCCACCATTAAGGAGTTTACATGGCTTTCAATGAATTTAATGATGACCCGACAAAGATGTTGCTTGGTGCTGTAAACACTATGCTAAATACTATAGGTGAAGATGACCTAGAAACTGATGATGATATTGATGATGTACTTGAAGCTGTAAGAGCTAGAAAGGATTTGATTCAAGTTAAAAGAGAAGTGCTAGATAGTGAGTGGGATGTTAACACTGATGAGAATTTTACTTTAGTTCCAGACATTAGTGGATACATAGCTATACCATCTAACATACTAAGAATCTCATCTAGTGATAGTAATCTTATAATTAGAAGTCATTTCTTGTATAGTAAGAAAGCTCAGTCTACTAGATTTGAAGAACCACAAACTGTTAAGGTTATATGGGATTTAGCTTTCAATGATTTACCACAAGGTATCAGACAATACATTACACTTAAAGCAGCTAAGAGATTTAGAGATAGAACACTTGGAGCTGATGCAACACAACATGGATTCACACAGGAAGATGAGAGAGATGCTTATATGGAAGCTAGAAGAAGCGAAGCAGATACGTCTAATGCTAATATGCTAAGTCCATCACATGATATTAATAGAGGCTAACAATGGGTAAGCTAGTAGAGAATCATAAGCAATCACTTTACAATGGTGTGAACCAACAGAGTGCCGAGCATAGACTAGAGACTCAGGTAGAGTCTTCTGTTAATGCTTATCCTACTGTGAACAATGGTTTATTGAAGAGAAACCCAACAGAGAAGCTAGAGCTTAGTAATACTATTACGTACCAAGAAGATATGTTCACATATGAGTATGATAGAGGATTGTCTGGTGATAATGAAGAGAAGTATTCTGTAAATATAAATGATAATGGTTTAGAGATTATAGATGTAGTTAATGGCAGTGTGTATAAAGATGGTTCAGGACTTAGCTATGAAGGTAGTGCTGAAGAGTATCTATTCCCTTTTGCTGGGCTGAATGGATATAGTGCAACTACTATTAAGGATACTACGTTTATATCTAATAAGACTGCTATACCAGAGATGGATAACTTTACTATAGGGGATACTGAAGAAGGTACTACTGATGATATCTCTGTTTACTATGCTGCTATTAACTTAATACAGCCAGTTGACTTCACTGTTGGTGGAGCAAGAACGTCATATTCACCTACTAATCAATATAAGAAAATAACATACGATTGGTCTACTAATAAAAGTGGGATAAGTTATCACTATGGTGGGTCAACAACTACTATTATAGTTGATGGTATTACGATAAAGATGACTCCGTTTAACCATGATAAGATTGTTAGGTATGACTATCCATTAAATCAATATGGATATATTGACCAAGATGCTCCACGAATACCAGTGTATGCTACTTATACGTATGCTAGTTGGAAGTTGGACTTAGTCAATAAGATAACAGCTGCTTTACCAGCTAAGACATATTCAGTATTTACATCTAATAATGGCTTGGATATTAATATTAAGAGAACTGATGGTAACACAGTTGCAGTAACGTTTAGTATATCTATGCAAACATTGTCTACTGGAGATGGATATACTTTAAGCCAAGCATCTACTGAAGCTAATTACTATAGTGGTATAACATACTCAGACCAGATTGAGACAGTATATACTCCTCCTAGTATATATCTGAAACAAGGATTCATCTGGGTTAAAGCTTCTAATCCATCTAGTGCATATACATACTATGCTACTGTTAAGGATGTTGATGGAAACACTAAGAGTGTAAGCACATCAAGCACTACTACAGATGGAGCAGCTACTGCTTTAGCTTCTGCTATAGATGCTGATGCTAACTTCTCAGCTATTGCTGTTGGTTCAGTTATAGAGATTACAGCTGATTCAGCAGATATGGAGTCATGTCAGACTAATGATAGTTTTGGTGGTCAAGCTAGTTTTGGTTGGGCTAAGTCAGTACAGGCATCTGGAGATTTACCTAAGAACTTAGGGTTTGAAGGAAGTCTAGTTGCGGTAACTGGTTCAAGAGATAATGCTGAGACTACATTCTGGCTGATATATAAGTCTGGTAGATGGACTGAGAGTATGAGTAATGATACTAAGCCAAACATACTTGCTGATACTATGCCACATATATTGGTTCGTAACTCAGACGATACGTTTACTCTTAAGGCTTATGATGGATGGGATAGCAAGAAGGTTGGTGATGATTTAACTAATCCAACTCCTAGCTTTGTTAAGTCAGATACTGTAGCTAGTCCTTCTATTAAAGATATATTCTTCTTTAAGAATAGACTTGGATTTATAACAGAGAGAACAGTAATCATGTCTGAGGTAGGACAGTATGGTAACTTCTTTAGAACTACTGTTGCTACTCTATTGGATAGTGATAGAATTGATACTACAGTAGATACAACTAAAGCTATACAGTTAGAGTATTCTACATACTTAGAAGATAGTCTGATGTTATTCTCTGATAAGGCTCAGTTTAAACTAGAGGGTGGTAACATCTTAAGTCCTAAGTCTGTTCAGATAAGTCAAACATCAGCATATGAAATGAACAAGAATGTTAGACCTATCTTTATGAATGATAAGGTTTTCTTTTGTGCTAAGAGAGGAAACTATACAGCAGTAATGCAGTACTTCGTAGATGGTAATGGCAGAGTAAGTGAAGCTATGGATATATCTAGTCATATTGAAAGTTATATACCAGCAGATGTTACTAGACTATCTGGAAGCTCTATAAATAATATGTTATTCTTATCAAACAGAACAGAGAGAGATACACTCTATGTGTATAAGTTTCTTGATAGTGGTAAAGAGAGAGTTCAAGCAGCATGGTTTAGATGGACTTACAATGGTGATATATATGGAGCATTTAGCTTAGGTAAAAACCTTAACATACTTATCAACAGAAACCAAGCATCAGCAGTTACTGACTGGGTACTAGGTGATGGTATATGGGATAGTGATAAGCTATGGGTTAGTAGTGGAATATGGTATAGTTCTCCAGAGGATTTAGTTTCAACTGATAACTTTGAAGTTCAAGCTATACATCCACAAGACTATAATGGATACTTCGTTGATGCTAGTGAGCTAGTTGATGATACTGAAGATATGAACCATATAGTGTCTACTGCTACATCATCTGTTGTTTCCTTGGCAACTGAACAGAAGATAACTTCTGATATAAGAATTGAAGCATTGACTTCGTCAACTGACTATGGCTTAGAGGTTGTTACAAACCTTGATACATATACATCAGATACTAATGGTATAAATATACCACTGAATGCAGCAGAAGAAATAACTTCTATATCTTATACAGAGAATGATGTTGATGGTCAAATCCTAGGTGGATTTAAGGCTTCATTTGTAGATACCCCAGATAGTAATGTTTTATTTAATGGTACATTTGCTTTTGAATTAACTAATTGGACTTTTACTGATTGGGATATAGTGTATAATACTAAAGATATTGGCTCATTGATTCCAGTTGATGTTGGTTTAGGAGAGTGGGTTCTTAAGAGTGGTGGAGATAGTTTAACTAGAGGTCATCTTGCATTCAAGACTGCTCAGATAAACTCAGAAGCTGGTAGTTCATTCTACTTAGAAGTAAACGATATAGCTAGAGATACAACTAGAATAATTAAAGGTGAATATACTGTTGGTAGAAAACCAATGATATATGGTAATAGTAAGAACATTAGATTAAACATAAAGAGTCTTGACTCTAGTGGATTCAGAATTAACTCTATATCATTAGAGGGCAACTATAACAAGAGGAGTACGAGGATATGAGCATACAACAAACATTTTATGGAGTTGATGGTGTTAGTGTAAACTACACACAGACTAAATATATAGCAAACAAACAACATTGTGGTGTTCTTATGAAGAGGATAGATGATGATACTTGGGATAACTTACCAGTAGCAGACTTTGATTTACAAGACAATACAATCAAACTAGTCTCAGCTATTAGCGGATTAGTGTATAGCCAGATTGAGATTAGAGTTGTGGACAATGCTGACGAACTAGTTACGTTGGATTCATTGTATGCTGACAAGACAACACTAGATAGTCTATTCGCTGACAAGGTAGCACTTGATTCATTGTTTGCTGATAAGGTTACTCTTGATTCACTCTACGCTGATAAGGCTACGTTAGACAGTCTATATGCTGATAAGGCTACTCTTGATAGTTTATTTGCAGACAAGGCTACGTTAGATAGTTTGTTCGCTGATAAAGCTACTCTGGACTCATTGTATGCTGATAAAGCTACACTAGATTCTATCTATGCTGACAAGGTAGGACTTGATGCTATCTATGCTAATCTTACTGAGATACTATTGGCTTCTGATTATGCTACTGCTGCTGCTGCTTCTGCTATTGCTGCTGACTTATCTGCTCAGTCTATATCAACAGAGAACATCTCTGCTACATCAGTGATATCTAATGGCTTAATCACATCAGGTGTTTTAGCCCTACCTACAGAAGAAGTAACAGGCTCAATTCCTGTACTCTATACAGGTAACGGTATAAGTAAAGATGTTCCTGTTCATGGTGGAGCTATTGGTAGCGAAGAAGTTACTAACGGAACATTTGATACTGATACTACTGGGTGGATATCAAATAGTGGAGGTATCTTAAATGTTTCTGGTGGAGAGTTGGTTATTACTGGAACTGGTGGAGATTCTACATTTGGAGCTTCTCAACTTATCTCAGGTGCTATCGATGGTACTTTGTACTTACTGACAATAGATATAATTTCTACAACTGGTAGTGTGTCTGTACTAGTTGGCACAAGCAAAGGGCAGAATGATTTAGGTAGTGAGACAGGTATAGCTTCTACAAAGACTGTAGCATTTCAGTTTATCGGAGGGAGTTCAACATATATAGCTATTAATGAATTTGGGGATGGTACAACTTGTACTATAGATAATGTCTCAGTAAAAGAAGTATCACCTCTACAGATAGCTAATGATAATGGTGATGGTACTACACTAGCTGAAGATTGGGTAACAGGACAGTCTTATGATGTAGATGATATTTACATAGACAACTCAACTGATGGTGATGCACTAGCTTACAGACTAACTCAAACAGATACTACTAATACAGTATCACCTAGAACAAATGCTAATTGGGTACTAGAAACTAATCAGTATGGTGGTAGATTTTGGTTTAAGAATAGAGATGCAACAGGGCATAACTTAGTAGCAGATTCTATAAGAGGTGAAGGTCATCAAATATATACCAACCTTACAAATACAGAATCAGAAAGTTCTGGAACTACAACATCTTTTAATCCATTAAGTATAAGTGTAGACAATGATGCTGTAGTTAATGACAATGCAAAAGACTATGTAGTATGGGTAGACCAAACAACTAGAAAGACAGCAGGGTATCGTACTGATGCTGGTGATATGCAGAATAGTAAGAACAATACTGGTACTGACTTAATGGCTACTGATAGTGCAGGTAATCCTTGTATAATCCACTATCACCCAACAACAGGTTTCTTTATACTGATGGATGAGGGTAATGGTGTAGCTGGTACAACTAAGCCACATATGCTTCAAAATCTATTAGGTACTATTACTAGAAAGCAACTTACAACAACAGCAAAAAGCTGGTTAGTATATAATAAAATCAGTGGAGCTACCGAGTATATGAAACTAGAAACTACTGGTGCTTCTGCTTCTGAAACAACAGTATGGAATGATACAGAGCCAACTGAGGATAACTTTACAGTAGGCTCAGGGGCAACAGGTAACTCAAACGGTGAGCAATACATAACTTACGGACAAGCAGACTCAGATAACCACTACATAGGTGCATACACAGGTACAGGTGCAGTAGGTAATGTAGTAGACTTTGGTTTAGATATGACTGTAGATGGTAGTTATGTGATGTATAAAAGACTTAATAGTGCTACTAATTGGGCTGTTGTTGATAACGTAAGGGGTGATATAAATAGAATATTTCCTAATACAAGTACAGCTGAAACATTTAATATAGACCCTTTAATTACATTTACAACAACAGGAATAATAGTAGATGATACTGCTGGAGAAATCAATGCTTCAGGTGGCTTATACCTAATCCAAGCATACTCACCTAAATACAACCAACCAACAGGCGGAAGTGAAATCACAGTCAACAGTGGTATAGACTTGACTTACACACAAGGTATAGGACTTACTAACCTACAAGAGACTACATCAGCTCATACAGTTGATTTGAGTGCCTTTGCAGGAGATACAGCTTATATACTTAAAGAGAGAGGAAGTGATGCTAGAACAAGCCATAACAAGATTATGTATGCTCAAGAGAGAGGTACTATATCAGGAGCTTTCCTTAATACTTTAACTAAAACTGTTGATGTTCAGAACTTTCAATCAAGAGCAAGTACTGCTACCTATGTTGATGGTGGTGTACTTAAGTATGCTGAGATAGATGAGGCTAGATTTGAAGATGGTGACTTGTTGATTGAGAGCGGTAGTGAGAATATATGTTTATATAGCCAAGACTTTAGTAATGCTACTTGGGATAAGAACGGAGCAATAACAATCACCCAAGACACAGCAGAAGAAATGGCATTAGATGGTACACAGACAGCCTGTAAAGTAACTGATTTAGGTGAAGAAGTTTCAATAAATGTGAAGAGATTCGGTACTGGAGATTTAGTAAATATAGTTGTGACTGATGTAATGACAGGGGAGGGGCAGAGACTTAGTGCAACCATAACATTAGCCTCAAATAATGATGGAATACAAGTTAGATTATTCTCAAATAATTCAAGTAACATATTTTATATTTGGGGTGCTCAACTAGAAGAACAATCATCAGCTACTTCATACATACCTACAACTACAACAGCAGTGACTAGAGCAGCAGATATATATAACACATACTCTACAGACTTAGTAGCACTAGGTGAATGTAAAGTAGATACACAAGGTAATGCTTTTGACTTAGTAGAGTATGAGCCATTACAGAGTTACTTCAACAAAATAATAGCTACTGACGACATAGAGACACAAGGTGAGTTTATAGGTAAAAATGCTTGTACTGCTTGGGTAAACTTTGATGGTACAACTACACCTCCTACTATTAGAGATAGCTTTAATGTGAATGATGTGGTTAGGACAGCTACGGGTAAATATACTATTTATTTCACAGTAGATATGGATAATGTAAACTATTCAGATTCTTATGGTGGCAAAAGAACAGATACTGCATTAGGTACTGTAAGTACTTACGATAAGCAAGTTGGTAGCTATAAGATAATAACTTCACAAAGTGGTACAGGCACAACATATGACAATTGGGAAGATGTATCAATGAATATTTTAGGAGGTAAAAGCTAATGGCTTATTATAAAATAACAGAAGATGGATATAGTGTAGGAAGTAAGCCTAGGGATGGGTTTACAGAGTATGATACAGATAATGTACCAGCAGAATTGCAAGTTCTATTTGATGCAGAGAATCTAACTAAGCTAATCCAAGATGGTGAAGCTTTAGTGAAGAGTATAATCAATGGTCATATAGCTAATTACAATAAAGTAAATGATGTTAACTTTGAGAGTGTAGAGAATTGTTTTACTTACTCATTTGATTTAGAATATGAACATCAATCATTCTGTAATAAGATATGTGCATACAAGATAGCATTATGGAGAACAGCTAGAGCTAATCAAGTTATTGCTATCACTGAGAAATGGAGTGTAGAGAAGTTTATTGATGTACTCCCTAAGTTTGGTGTAGAGTAATGAAAGATTATTGTACTAAATTTCCTGAGCATTGGTATGCTTGGGTTAAACCATGGAAGTGGGAAAAGATATACATTGGTGAGTGCTGTAAGTCTCATGATAGCAACTGTAATACTCACTCGTTCTTCAAGTGCTTAAGAAGCAAGAAGATAGTTGGTGGTATTATTATTTCCCTAGGTGGAATGTTTGGTTGTTTATTTAAATACTTTAAGCTATAAAGGATAAGTAATGGCATTTTGGAATTTGTTTGGTGGCGGAGTAGTAAGTGCAGTAGAAGGGATAGCCAAAGAGTTCATTGAAACTGATATGGAATCTGCTGAAGCTAAAGCCTTGATGGTAAAGACTCTTGACCCTAATGGTTTAATGAGAAGAGATATAAGCTCTAAGGTATCTAATGCCTACATGATATACTTAGGTGTTGTTATGATACTGGTTGTATGTCAGTCGTTTGATGTTGGTAATCCAAAGCAAGTAGCTGAAGCAATAGATAGTTTAACTGAGTTGTTTGTTCCAATCACTTCAATGTTCACTGCTATAGTTGGTGCATCTTTTGGTGTTAATGGTTTAAATTCGTACAAGCAGAGTTAAAATTTAGATATACTTATATAAATAAAACAAAAGGGTAGGTTATGAGTTTAGAGGTTGATGAGATTGGAGATAGAAGAAAGACTCCACATAGTGAGACACTAGAGAATACAGTAGCTATAGCTAGACTAACAGAGATGACCTCTAATCTTACTAAAGATACAGACAGACTTGTTAAGCACATAGAGAAGATACTTCCTATCCACGCTGTTATAGCTAACTTGAAAACTCTACTGTATACTGGGCTATTTGTCTCTAGTAGCTTTGGTGTATGGATAACTATAGAACACTTCAATCTCAAAGATAAAGTAAACACTTATATAGCTGTTCAGAACCAAAAGGATATAGACCGCAGTGACAAAGTAACCTACAATAAGAATCAGATACAATACTTAAAAGGTAGAATCAAATGATTAGTAAATACTTCAAAGTATATGAGCTAGTACCTAAACATATCAATGATAAGTATGGAGATAGAGCTTGGAAGTTCATAGACAATAGGTTAATAGCCTCTGTTGATGTACTGAAGGAACACTTTAGTTCGGGAACTATGACTATCAATAACTATCATTGGAATGGTGATAGACAATGGAGTGGACTTAGAACACATGGAAGTATGTACTGGAGTGAAACATCTCAACACTCATTTGGTAGAGCAGCTGATATAGTATTCAGTGATTACACTGCTGAAGAGGTTAGACTATACATACAAAACAATCTTGGTTTCTTTCCTTATATTAAGGGAATTGAAGAAGATGTTAAATGGTTACATCTTGATGTTAGGAACGAAGACTATTTAGTTAAGTTCAAAAAATGATATAATACGATAAAGGATAAATTATGGCTATAATAGAAACTGGATGGATACCAATTATAGGGAACTCTGACTCTGGAGCAATAGTAGAAGGTAAGCTTGATACTGCATTTACAAATATGGATACGTTTATAACTGAATCATATGATGCTAAGGTATCACAAAAGTTTGCACCACAAGTTACAGCACCATCTCATGTTGAAGGACAAGAGTACTATGATGCTGTTCATGGAACTAAGAAGATTCAAGGTGGAATAGAGGGTGTTGAAGTAGCAGTTGGTCATAGTTTACATATGCACGTTGAAAACAACTCTGGTGGTCTTATAGAGAAAGGTATGGCAGTAAGACAAGTTGGTGTAGTTGATGGAAAAGTCCAAGTAGAAAAAGCACTAGCAGATACTTTCGCTCATGCTAGAATATTAGGAATAGTATCAGAAGATATAGAAGATGGTAACGAGGGAGCAGTAACAACATTTGGAGAGATTTCAGATTTAGATACTTCAACATTACCAGTTGGTGTACCAATGTATTTAAGTGACACTGTAGCTGGAACATATACATCAACAGCACCAGACATTATATCAAGAGTTGGTGGTGTAATTGTTTCAGATGCTTCAGGAGCATTAATAGTTTATATTATTAACAACAAGAATACTCCAACAGTTTTTGGTGGTATGCAAGGTCAATCAGGAACAGGAATTTATTCTCTTACTACAACAGCCCAAGACATCGTTGACTATGATACATCAAATACTGTTGTGATGACAGTAGATGAGCCAAACGGAACAATAACACTTTCAAATGATGGTGGGTATCGTCATCACTTTACTGCTGCTCTTTCATTTGGTTCTTCTTCACAGACAAGAAGTATTACGATTGAACTCTATGATTTAACAGACACAGCTATTCGTTTCTCGTATGTTAAAAACATTCCTAAAGATGCAACGGAAGATTCATTAAGCTTTAGTTGGGCTATAGAAGAGGTTGCAGATAGTGTTTATAAAATGAGAGTTAAAGCAAGTGCAACAATGGACATTACTATAGATAACATATCTTTTGATATTCAATCTGAAAGTATAACAGCGTAAGGAGTAGATTATGGCAGCTACACAAGCAGATAAGAACTTCAGTACAGCTAACGTTGGTATATCAGCAGTTAGCTCTATCTATGGTTCAATACTACAGACTCAAGCATTCGAAGCACAGGTTAAAGCTGATACAGAAGCTAGAGTAGCTAATATAGATAACCAACTAGCTAGTTATGAGCTTAATGCTTATAAGCTAGAAGAAGACTATGCACTACTAGATAGTATGTTTGCTGATAAGATTAGTGAAAGAACTCTTCAGGGAATGAAGGACTTTGCTACTATGAAAGCAGCAGCAGCAGAGACTGGTACATATGGTGGTTCTACAGCTGAAGCAGTTGGTGAAGCATTCGTTAATGAGATGTTTGATGTAGCTCTTATAAACCAACAGAGACAATCTTCTCTTGGTGGTATAATGAGAAAGTCAGAAGCAGCTAAGCAGAATGCAGTTAATAGCTTTAAGTCTTTAGCTAGTGGTGGAATGAGTGTTAAAGCTAATTCACTATTGGCTGGAGTAGGAACTGGAGTTGGTGTACTTGGTAATATGTTATCTTCTATGCCAGAATCAGTTAGAGCAGATATGTTTAGTATGGATACAACAATAGAAAGTGATGTTGCTAGAGAACATAGAATTGAATTTGCAAAACCATTATAGTAAGGATAACCTATGCCAACATTAGATGAACTATCAAAGAGTAGCAGAACAGAAAGAGTACAACTCACAGGAGCTACTGGCGAAGCTACACAAGCTGTAAGCACACAACAAGAAAAACTATTAATGAAAGACTTAGAGAGTCTTGGTCAATTAACTGAGGGTGCAGCTAAGACATCTGGTGCAGTATATGAGGCTAGTGTATGGGCTGATGAGAAGAGAGCTGATGATGCTCACTTAAACTACATTAATGGTCTTAAATCTATTGATGATTATTACAAAGCTATAGTTGATGGAGATGAAGCTAATCCTCCAAGAGTACTTACTGTTCAGGACTATAAAGACAAGAGAAGATGGCAAAAGGACTTCTATAAGGATTCTATTACTGGAAGTATTACTAGTGCAGATAAAGATAGTGATATATATAAAAATAGATTCTTAACTCCATCAGCAGAGATGCTTAAGAAAGTTGATGACAATGATAGTGCTAATCAATTTGCTGCATTCAAGATTCAAACCAAAGAAGAGGTTGATGCTGAGATAGAGATGGAAGGTTCTGAAACTACATATGAGAAAGTAATATCTAAAGCAGATAGAATGAAGACTGCTGGATATGCTAACTCTAAAAGTTATGTATGGAGTCAAACAGCTAATAGTCTTAACTCAGAGTTTACCGATAGGTTTAAAGATGGTGTAGATAGTACATCATTAACTCAATATACTACAGAGGGAATACTTACCCAAGAAGGTATTGATAGATTATTCAATGATACCTATGGAAGAATTGGAACAAGAAAAGATGGTGTATATAACAAGACATATGCTGACCAAACTGATGAATCATGGGAGTCTATGAAGAAATCATTTAATGGATGGATAGATAACTATAATAAAAGTAGAGTAACTAAAGCTAAGAAATTCCTTCTAACAATAGACGAGTCTAATGCTAAGATGGATGTTAAAACAACTACATTAACAGAAGCAACTAAGACATTAAATGAATCTCTAGGTCATCTATCTAAAGCTATGACACTTCAACCTGATAAGGATTACTCATCAGATAAAGACCATGTGAGCAAGATGTTGACTAAGACTAAAACAATAGAAATGTTGAATAGTTCATACAACCAAATCATAAGTGGGGATAAGTCATACTCTGAAGTAATGTCAGAAGAACATGTAGTTACATCTCAAGAGAGATTAGTAGCAAAAGGTATTCCAATAACTACTGCTACGTCTAGGATAACTAAAGCAGAGAAGAAAGCATACTTAGATAATAGAATAGCTAAAGAGATAGGAGCTACTATTAACAATCAAGGGATGGAACAATCTTCTACTCTTGGTGTTAACATAGGAAATATGCACTCTGATGGATATGCTGGTGAAGGTACTAAGATGATAAGTGATAATATAGTTTCGTTTAACAAGAGTGGATATACTGGTGCTACTAACTCTACTCAGCTACTGAACTCTCTTCATCTTAACCATACATATCTAAAGACATACGGTAACAATAATTCTTCATGGATAAATAGTAACTCTGTTAAGGAGATAGAAACATATAGAACTCAGCTTGAAGATAAAGCAGAGACTGATGATAGATTAACTCCGAACATAATCCTGTCTAAGATAAAGCAGAAGACATGGACTATGGCTAAAGAATGGACTTCTAAGAATGAAGGTAGTAGGCTTCAGAAGTTTCTTAGTGATGCAGATATAGTAACTGATGATTTAGTTGCTGGTGGTATATGGGGTGAGACGACTCTGGTGAATGGAGTATTTAACTCACTGTTAACTATGGCTGAAAGTAGTGGCGGAAAACCAATTAGAACCAAAGAAGAACTAATAACATTTGCTAAGGAGAAGACTATTGAGATAGATGATAGTTGGCTTCCAGTAGGAGGTACAAGTTTCTCGTTTATTAATCCAACTACAAATAGCTCTACTTCTATGAAGAATAAAGTTAGAAGTAATATGCAAACATTAATAAGTTCAGACTTGAGTCATCTTAAAGGTGTTGATGTAAATGTATCAGACTTGTCAGATGAAGACCATGTAGATATAATACAAGTTCCAGATGTTAATGGAGAGATGCTAACTACTATCAATGTGTATAGTGGGAGAAACATTATAATGACAAGTATATATACATCAAGAGAACTAAGAACTGGTAGGAGAGAATACAGACTACCTAAGGAGCTAAGATAATGAGTAAAGAACAACTAGCAAAGGTAACTGGAGAGAGTAAACCATATACACCTACTCTTGCTCCCTCTTTCGACAAGACAATAACAACTGCTACAGATATAGCTAGACAACAGAATCAGTTTCTTGAAGATACAGAGAAGACTCTTAATAATGTAGCTCAAGCTACGGTTACTGGTTGGGGTAGAACAGAGAACAATTTCCTTACACCAGTGATAGGTAGAAAGTGGGAAGCTTTCTCTCATAGCTATGATGATACATGGATGGCAAAAGGATATGATTATCTAAAGTACGATAGAGCTATGTATAGAGAAGAGGATGCTGAGTGGAAAGCCACATTTGATGATGATGCTAAGTTTGAGTTCATGTCTAAATATGGAATGGGAATAGATGACCTTAATGATTTAGATGAAGCAGTTAGCCTAGAACATGCTACTGATATAGCTGAGATGAAAACTATAGACAGAGAGAGAGGTGAAGATATTCGTAATGCTTTAACTCAATCTGAACAGATGGCTGCTTCTTTAGTTACTGCTATAGCTGATGTTGATATTATCATTGGTGGAGTTGGTGCTACCGTTGCTAAGACTATATCTAAGACAGCCAAGACATCATCTACTATAGCTAAGGTTACTGGTGGTTCTGAAGCTGGATATGGTATGTTTATAGGTGCTGTAGATGATGATACATCTATGGGTGAAGCTATGCTTATGAGTACACTGATTGGTGTAATAGATTACTCTGTAATTAAGAAGTTAAATGCTAATGATATAAACAAACTATCTCAAGCTTCCGTTGGTGGATTAAATGATGAAGCCATAACTGCACTGAGAAACAAACAAGACGAGCTAATCAGAAGACAAGAGAAACTAGAAGTAGACGTATCAAAGACTTTAGGCAAGAGAGAACAAATATCTTATGCCAAAGTAACTAAAACATCTGAGATAAAGACACTTCAAAAACAGATAGATGAAGTAGAGAAACAAGCTGATGTATTATCCAAGTCAAAGATAAAGACTACAGCTAAAGAACTAGATAGAATAGATGAATTAAAAACACAACTAAAGAAGAAGCTAACTGTAGCTAAGTCAACTGGATTCAGATTATTAGATGAGATGGTTAAGACTAGAATAGCTAAGACTGGGATTAAACTATCGGATGAAGAGCTACAGCTAATCAACCAAACAAAGAGAGACATGACATCTATAACTGATGACATAGAGCTAAACATAGCTTATATAAAGAACGACCTAGAAGCACTAGCTAAAGGGGATATAGATACTGCTGGTGAAATACTCTCTGTGTATAAGAGACTAAATAAAGAAGGTAAGCTTAGTAATTCTGCTATGGGTAAACTTGAGGACTCAGTAAAGAAAGGCAAAGATGGGAAGTATGTTAAACCAAATGTTGAGGTTAAACCTAATGGTGCTAACAAAGATATGGACATTAAGATTAATGGTAAGAAAGTAGGTAAGGTAGGTTTTGTATTGGGCTCTGGACTTATTGGTACTTCAGCATTCGGGTATGATGGTTCAGACATGATAGAAGACTATGGATTAATACTACTAGCTTCTGTGTTGGGAATAGCTGGATTGGTTAATGCAAAGAATATAGGCAAGTTAATAGCTGAAGGTGGACAGACTGTTCAGAACTCAGTAGCTATGGCTAAGACCGTTAAAGTTAGAGCAACTATATCAAAGGTAGCTGAAGCAAGTAGAACGTCTATAACAGAGACTATAGCTCCATTAAAGAAAGGAGCTTCTGAGCAACTCAATAAGCTAATAGATGATATATATTTTAATCCAATAGATACTCAAAAGAGTGTAGAGAGAATCAAGAATAGAATCTATCATGCTCATTGGAATACTTTACAGAAAGACATACAAGAGACTTATGTTAGTTGGTTAAAAGAAGCTGGTACAAGCAGAGTAGAAGGAGCATTAAGTCTATTTAAATCTACAAGCAAAAGATACGAATATGATAAGATGATTACTGAATACATAGAGACTGGAGCACATTCAGAGGTTAAGTCTGTAGTAGATGGAGCAACCCAAGTTAATAAGATACTAGACAGTATGATGGAAGAGATGGTAGGAGCTGGTATTAAAGATATAGATAAGACTACCATTCTTAAGAACTATGTTCCTAGAAGCATGAAGAGAAGCAATATAGCAAGTGCATTAGCTGGAGCTACTCCATCATCTAAAGCTGCATTCATTACAGAGTTTGCTAAGATGTTAACTAAGACTAAGAATGCTGATAAGGTAGCTGATGTTTATATAGATGCTATCATCAATGTAGCTAATGGTGGAGGTAAAGCCTCTATGAGTTCTATAGATGATATTAAGAAGATAGCTGACAAACATGGGTTTGGTGATGATGTTGTTAATGATATAGCTGATGCTCTAGGTGTTGGTGGAGATAGCTTTGGTAGACTAAAGAACAGAATACCTATGGATAAGAAGATGTTTAAGGGTGTGAAGATAGATTATGTTGATGGTTCTGAATCTGTAACTATGGGTATTGATGATATGTTTGAACAAGACATAATGAATATCATGACTGACTATCTAAATAAAGCTAGTGGTCATGTTGCATTTGCAGACATGGGATATAAATCTATTGATAACGTAGTAGAACAGATAATGAATAGTGGTGCTAAACCAGATAAGATAAAGACAATGATTAATGATGTTATGGCTTTGTCTGGTAGTCCAGTAATTGACTATGGTCAGACTATCAATGTGGTAATGAGAAGTGTTGGAAACCTTGTTATGGCTAGTAAGATGGGATTATCAACTCTATCTCTAGCTCCAGAGGTATTGACTACTGCTGCTAGGCTAAATAAGTCTGGGTGGAGAGGAGTTCTACAACAGGCTAACAGTAAGCTACTGAGCGAGTTTGGTGATGATAGCTTTATGATGAAGTCCTTAACAGAAGAAAAAGGTTTAGGATTAGGTACTCACCAATATGGAGCTTCTTATGGTGGATATAAATCTATAGATGAAATGGGAATGGTCACTGGAGGAGAGAGAGGATTGAATGTTTTATCTAAGGTTACTGAAGTAGCTAGAGATATAACTCTACATACATTACCATTTGTAAAGTCTTCTGACTTCCTTACTAAAGTTAACATGCAAGATAATATGCAAGTGCTATACAACCATATGTCTGGAGCTAAGAAGTTTAAAGACTATGAGTTAGCTTCGTATGCAATCAATGATAACGTAGAGAAGATACTAAAGAAACACTTTACATTAAACTCTAAAGGACATGTTCAATACTTTGATATTAACAAACTATCAAGAACAGATAGAACAGACCTATACACTACAATGGATGCTATGTTGCAGAAGCAGATACAGCAATCAACTATGGGTACAACTGGAGCTTATAGTAGACAGACTGCACTAGGTGTAGTAGCAACTGTTCTTATTAAGTTTCCAATGAGTGCTTACTCTAACATAGGTTCATTCTTAGGTAGAGGAATGATGGCTGGAGATGCTAAGGCTATGACTCAGACTGCTATGTGGTTTGGGGGAGGAGCTTTAGCTACTATGGCTAGGAATGAGATTAAAGGTAGAGATGCAACAACTGATGATATAATGCTTGATGCACTATTGTCTCACCCGTTTGCTGGAGCTTATGGAACAGCAGTAGGATTACTTAATCCAGCACCAACTAAAGCTATGGCTGATGTTCAAGAAGTAGTAAATATATATAATTACAAGTAGGGAATATGAACAAACAAGAAAAACTAAAGAAGCTAGATGACTTACTCCTAAACAAGATGATAAAAATCATGGAAGAAGATACCACTGAGGAGTTAGCTGACCTAGCTACACTCAGCAACTACCTTGCTAAGAACAACATGGTTCAAGATAAAGAGAAGTCCTCTCTTGAAGAAACCATTAAGGCAAAAGTAAAAGAAGCAGAGGAGAGAAGAAAGAATGAATCTTGACTTAGAATACTTCTATAGCAGAACACTAGGAGAGAAGTGGGGTAATGTAATAGCTGATGATAAGTACTGGTCTGATGAAGACCTTATGGATAACTTCTTTGTATTCTACGTCTATACTTTCGCTTACCTAAACCTACCAGCTCCAACTAGAATGCAACTAGAGATAGCTAACTATATAGCCAACAGAGATAATGCTCATAGATTAGTATGGTCTCCACGTGGTATATCTAAGTCTATGACTTCACAGATATATGTTGTATGGAGACTACTAAACAATCCAGATGAACATGTCCTAGTATTATCTCAATCTTCTGATAGAGCCAAATCATATACGCAGTTCGTTAAGAAGCTTATAGCATTACTTCCAATCACATCTAGTATGTCTCCTCGTAATAACATAGAGAGAACAGCTAGTGCTTCATTTGATGTAGCTGGTGCTACTGCTTCAGATAGTCCATCTGTATATGCTAGTGGTGTTAACAATAATCTTGCTGGTATGAGAGCCAGTATACTAATCATAGATGATGTTGAGACTCACATGACAGTACAATCAACATCTCTAATAGAGAGAACACAACATGGTGTAGATGAAGCACATAACCTTTTGATGTCAGGACATGATGAATCAATAACACTTGCTACTCCTCACTCTCAAAACTCTATGTACCTTAACTGGTTAGACACTGGTACTCATGCTTTCATTTGTCCAGCTAGATACCCAGAAGATACTTCTGTTTACATGAGCTTCTTAGCTCCGTTCATACAAGAGGCATTAGACAATGGTGCAACAGTAGGGCAACCAATAGATGAGAGACTTAATGATGAGTTCCTTAGAGCTAAAGCATTAAAGATAGGTAAGTCTAAAGCTAAACTACAATACATGTGTGATGTATCAGAAGCTGATGACCTTAAACATCCACTGAAGCTAAGTGACTTTATAGTTGATGACATATCAGATGAAGATGCTCCACTTAAAGTAGGCTACTCATCTATGCCAGATAATATGCTGTATGATATTAAACATAATGGATTCAAAGCTGATAAGCTATACTCTCCATTGTTTACTTCAGAAGAGAGAAGTGAATATGATAACAAGATACTATCCATTGACCCTAGTGGTAAAGGTAAAGATGAGATAGGTTTATCTATCATCTACTCTCTGAATACTAGACTGTTCATTAAGAAGATAACTGGTCTACAAGGTGGATTTGAAGATGACAACATGGAGAACATATCTAATCTATGTTTACATCATGGAATCAAAGTTGCTGTCATAGAAGAAAACTGGGGTGGAGGTATGTTCACTAAGATGTTAGAACCTCACCTTAAGAGAATCAGTCCTAAGACTGGACTAGATGAGTTCAATGTTAGTGGTCAGAAAGAGATTAGAATCATAGAGACTTTAGAGCCTCTACTAAACCAACATAGACTTATCATAGATAAAGATACTTTAGTAAAAGATAAACAAGCTCTTACTAAAAATTCTTTTACATTCCAACTATCTCATATAACTAAAGAGAGAAATTCAATAAACCATGATGATAGGCTAGATGCTCTAGCTAATGGTATTACATATCTCTTAGATGAGATGAGTCAGGATGAAGAGTTTGGTGTAGATAGATGGGCTGAGGATGAGCTTGAGAAGATACAAGCTATCAACAACCGAATCTTTGATGAGTTCGACTCATTCAGTTCTGATGAGGACTATGCCTACTAGCTACTCTTCAATGCTTTTATTATTTGCTCATCTAATCTTTTGGTTAGGTTCTTACCCATTATATCATGTAGGTTATTAGCCCTCTCATAAAACATACGGTTAGCATCAATCACATCTGTTGCTGTAATTCTATC